GTAAGCAACAGGCGGAACTTGCCATTAAAGATAGTGTTGAATACGAGGTTACCTTCGGTAATCGTAATGTCGTCAACAAGGTTAGCACCACGAAGGTCAGCCAGAGTCTCTGGAGACGTAATCATGTAGTAGAAGGGAGCTTCGTAGTCCTTCCAAGCCATTCCCATAGCCTTGAACAGTCGCTCACCACGAGCAGCGCCTTTAACAGCAGGGTCGCTGTCGATAAGCTTGCGCTCATCAGTAGCGTCAGTTGCAGCTGCGCCGAACTCACCAAGAGCGTTTACGTCTACGTAGAAGCCAGTGTTAACGTCATCACAATCAGTGTTGAAAGAAGTGATACCGCCACCACGAGAAACCTCGTAAGCCGCTACTCCGTTGAGTGACTCAAGGATAGAGTTGTGCTCGTCTTGTGCTTTAGTCTCACCAAAGTCACGAGCAATCTTAGCCAGCCCGTCTTCTTGTGAGATAACCTTTTGTACGTTGACTTCTTTTGCACCGTGAGTACGAACCGTCTTGGCGTACTTGTAGAATGCAGTGTCAGTCTCGGTGTAAGTTCCAGCTGTAGCATCAGTAACGCTTGGAACGTTAATGTTTGCCATCAGCGGCTTGTACCAGCGAGCTTGACCAAGGTAGTCTTCGATGCTAGTGTTAATCTCAGCGCTAGCGCCTACGATAGCTGTACCAGACAGCTTCTTAGCGTTAGTATACATTTCGTGAGCGTAGTCACCAACGTATCGCTGAACCTGAAACTTCATTGTAGAACCGGCAACACCGGAAGTAAAATCAGAAAGTGCCATGTGTAAAATCTCCTTAAAAGATTATAATTATTAATTAAAACCCGAAGTCGTTAGTTTGGGGGTTAGGGTTGTTACGAACAAAGTCTTCAAAAGACATTTCAGTAACGGGCTTATCGCTCTTAGAGCTTACACCACCTTCAACACCTTGGTGCTGCATTGCAGCGGCCCCAGTAGACTGCTTAGGTTTGAAAAGAAAAGCGTTTTCTTCGTCTTTAGCGAAGGCTTGAACAAATTCACCTAATGATGCACCTGTAGCGTGAACCCACGCACCTTCAGCATCTTGCTTTAACTCATTGACAATCTGAGCCTTAGCCATTTCTTTTGCCGTAGCATTACGAAATTGCTGTTCTCCAAGAATCCTGTCAACTTGATGGTCACGAGTTAAGGTAGTGTTAATACCTGAAAGAGAATCTACTCGAGCAAGGGCCTCGTCCAGCTTCATTTGAAGGGCTTCAGAAGTTTTACCTTCTGCTTCAAGCTTCTCCAGTTTGGCGGCTTTAGCTGATTCCTCAAGCTCAACTGCTTTCTTCATCGCGTCATCACGTTGCTTAGACATCTTGTTCATATTGTCTTTCATTTGAGCTAGTTGCTCTGATACCATGCTCTCAATCATCTTTTGTGCTTCAGGTGAGGAGAGGTCGGCACCAGTTGATGCTTCAGTTTCCATAGTGGGTTCCATTTCAGTTACTTCATTATTATTAGTTTCATCGCTCATTTTGTACTCCTAGGCCACAGGCCAATTATTATTGTTGTCACAGACTAAGGTTATGGTCCTATACCATACCAGCTTTCACCTATAGGTATAGGTGCGAGAATATCATTGCGGGTCATACCGCCACTCTCTACTATCAATCCATCTTGCTTGGCCTTGGCGAGTAGTCTTTGGTAAGCCTTCTCAGAGAGTCCCTCATCGCGCAGTGCTTTAAGGGTCTTAAGGACGGTGTCAGACTCTACCGCATCAGCGTATAGGTGTCTTAAAGCGTCCTTAGCCTTTGTTGCTTCTCCTACATTAACGAAGAAAGCATCATGGATGGTTGCAGTTTCTACTTTATTCTTCCGGCCCCATAAATGGAACCCTCGAACAATCGCCGCATCATTGGAGTGATTACCGTTTACACCGTAACCAGTTCTTGCATCAATGATAGACGATTTACCCTTGAACTTTCCGTCAGTTACAGAGTCTTTGTAGACATTGTAAACTTTTCGTCCAGTCACAGGGTCGGTAAACTCTATGCGCTCTTCCACCGTAGGGCGGTAGCGTTGATAGAGCTTTTTGCCATCAAAAGTATACCAAGGGATATCTACCTTCCCGGTATCTACGATGAACTCTTCAGCGGCCTCTTTCCAGAAGCCAATGAACTTGTCAGTAATAGGTGCGCGTTGAGACAGCTTCTCAGCCATAATATCTGATATCAGTTTGAACTCATTAGGCCCAACTAACTTAGATCTACCTGCTGTTAGTTTCTCAACAAACTCTTCTACGTCTGGATGAACATCCTTAGACATATGAAGCATTCTATTACCTATAGGAGATTCTTTAAGAACGACATTGTTTATCTCGTCCTTAAGGTCTTGAAGCTCCCTTACAGTTTCTGTTGCTCTAAGTTTCTCTGCGTCTTTAATATGTCCATCAATAGATTTATTAATTTCATTAAGAGACAGAGC